AAATGAGTTTCCAGTACCCATAGATAATCCACTATGAGTGACTGTTGCAGTTGCATTTGAACAAAGATGGGTCATTACAGCACCATCTGTATTTGTGTATGAAAATTTCCAACCTGCTATAATTACATAAGCGTTGGTGTTTGTAGATTTTTCAAATACAATTTGCCAGAAATCTTGAGAACCACTATCGCTTTTTCTTGTTTGAAATTGTGTAATATAATCTGCTGACGCAAATTGCATAGCACTTGATTGTTCTACACCATAATAAGCGTCTACTGAATTAAACCAAGCAGAACCACCAG